TCTGGATCTCCGCTATCTGGTGCATCGCCGTTCATTATTAAAACCAGCAATGCGACTGGCAGTTTCTTAATTCAATCGCATTATCTTCTTACTGGTTCACCAGACTACTCAAAATTCGTTGAGTGGTTTGGCGGAAATTCGGTAGATTCGTGCTACGCGCATATTGGCGCTGCTTATAGCGGTTCTAACGCATCCGGTCAGGCAAAATACACCCAGGTTGAGGCCATACCAGGAACCTGGGCAAATGGCGACCAGATACAATTTATGGCTAAGGATCAGCCCGGAGGAGATTCGGGGAATGCTGGGTCATACTACACGATATCATCAATCGACAGCGCCAACAAGACCATCACGCTCAATGCGAATCTCAATGCAGCGGTCATCACCGGCGGTGTTGTCATCAATGTTAGTGAGTGCGCCAGAGTTTGCGGTATTCAAATCCAAAGCACGAACCGCATTAAGCTAGCTAACGTCCAGTCTCCTGGCAACGACCAAAACGATCACGTAATATTGAAGGGCATCTACGCGAAAAACTGCTCGCTAGCGATGAATGATTTGGCCTACGCAACCAGCACAATAGACGGGTGGTTCTCTGACTTTCAAAACAACAACGTCTACGCTATGGAAATGTCCATTGGTTGGAGGGGTGGATCAACTGTTTCCAGGGTTTTTCATTTTGGTCGTGGGGCTGGTTCTGGCTCTGATCCACAACTTACGATTTACGGAGGTAGTGGAACATACAACATTATTTGGATGCAGGGAACCGGAAACGCTAATTCTGGAACGAGCACTGGAATACAAACAACAAGTAATATCTATAATGAAATTGGCGTCGTCAATCAAGCAAATATCAGTGGTTACGTTCCGTTTAATCTTGCCGGCGTGAATAATAGGGTGAACACACTGCGCTGCATTGGTGCATCGTGGCGAATGACGGGACAGGCAAATATCGTTGATGGAGGCTTTCAGCGTTCGGCCGGATTTTCACGCGGCACACTTATCCAGACATGCGTTAACGCGGAGATTCGCAACTTTACCCTGGGAGTTGGAACGTCGAATACTGGCGCAGACATAGCACCGAACGCGCACGGCTTCGGGTACAGTCCGAGCTTCATACAAGTCCTGTTCACGAACTGCAACGTTGGTAGTCGCGGTATAGATACGGCGGTTGGAACTGGTACTCCGTTGATGTTTGATGGGTCCTTCTTGCAATTTCATAACTATAATGTGGTCGCTGGTGATCATCGCACATGGAAGCCGTATGGTACTTTCGCAACTGATGGAACGTATGTCAAATTACTCCAGACGGTAACGGATGCCGCGCTATCGTTGAACCACACATATAAACTCTTGTCTGGAGTAGTCGCCAGTGAGCCGATGTATCTGTCTGTTTCGGCACAGATATCGAATAGTGCATATTATGCTGGAGTTTATGCAGCGCCAAAGGTTGATATCTTTGTCGATAATCACCCAACAACCGGTAGCCCTGATGCAACAGCCACACTTGCTCTCTCGACAGCCGCCCAGGTGGTCAATGTTGCAGTAACGCCATCAATAGATAACGGCATTGTTTCGGTCGTTCCTAATAGCAAGAGCGACGCCGGAGCTAACAGTCTTGTAACCTGGAATAGTCTACAAATCATCAAGGCGAACTGGCTGAAAACGAAGACGATTACTACGATACCCATCAGTGAAACGCTGACGTATCCTGTTGCTTCCATCCCTAGCGATGTGACGAACACGGCGATCACGCAGACCACCCAAGCGACCGTGGATGCCTATACAGGTATCACTGTAGGCGCGACTATCATTGTTACCGCCAATCATTCCGTGTTTGAGGTTTACGATTTCGGTCAGTCCTGGCAGACGAAGCCGGCGAACATCACTAGCCTGTCGCCGCTGACCACAACTGACAAGGTAAACTTCGCTATATCGGGCGACCTGACGCTGACTGGTGCCGACCTGAGCGGGACAGGAAAGATTACTCTCGCAACAGGGAAAACATTCACTCGCACAGGCGGCACTGAAGTATCTAGCGTTATCATCGCTAGCGATGCAGGTACTAGCGGATACTGGACGATAAACGTAGATGCAGGAGCGTCTGTTGATATCCGCGATGACACGAACACTCGCATTCGTTATGTGGCAAGTAGCTCAGGCGTCGAGACCGTCTATATCCCAATGGGCGCCAGCGGAAACTACACCGTCAAGGCGGCGAAGCTCGGCAAGGTATCACAAACCGTGATCCTCGCAGTTTCAGGCGGCGGGTATTTCACGACCAATATCGCACTCCAGACTGACACTGGCGTAACTGTAACCAATCCTGCCGTCGTCAGCGCCTACACTGCTCTCGATACGGCAAATAAGATCGCTGACTACGCTGCCTATTACGAGACGACTTCTGCTGGTATCGTATACAACCGCATCATCGCTGCCGCTGGTACATCATGCGCCGGATCGATAAATCTCCTGATTGATGACTCTGCCGGCAGCGTATTCGCGTGGAACAACGGCACGAGCACTGCCACCATCAAGGCGACTGCGGTCAATGTCGGGTCTACACTGACGACAGTTGATGTCACTGGAACCGTCGCTTTCGGCGGGACTTCGGTTTCTGGAACGGCTCCGCTGTCCGGCAGCAATGGCAAGTCAACGGTTCTTACCGTGACACCGACTATCACTAGCTTTGGTTTGCGCGTTGCTGACCCGTCGCTTGTACCACTCACTTGTACACAGGGTTTGTCTGGTGCGCAGACGGTTGTTGTCCCATTTGGTAGCACTGGAACGTGGACGTGGTGTGTCAATAAAGCAGGGTATTCGCCAGCACTCGGAACATTTAATGCTAGTACTGGTGGGTTTGTAACTATTACCCCCGCTAACCTTCAGATACCCACTGTAACTGGCTCCGCCATGTATCAGGGGACATCCTCTGGGCTAGTTCAAGTTACTGTTGGAGTGTACCCCGGAACACCGACATATATTGATATTGGGGATGGAGAACCACCATTACAATCTATTTACGATATGGTTGAAGATGCGTTATACTCGTGCGATGGCCGTGCTTGGCTTGTTGCTGGTGGTGGATCAGTAACAATCTTTAACGATATATCTGGTAACTATCTGTTTATGACGGCAAAGATTCGTTTGCGTCGTTGGCATGTTGGCGATACTAATGCTGCTGTCCCCGCTATCGCTCGTTCTGCCGACAATATTCCCGTCGACGAATCAAATGGAACAGTCACTTTTGCATCCAGCACGACACCCGAAGATGTCGCCAACGCTGTATGGGCTCACCTATCTGGTGTTGCGGTTGTCAACAATACCAGATTAATCCCGGCGCTACTATGAACTTAAACCCATTCACATGGTTCACAAAACCCCCTACCGATGCCGTCTGGACGGTTTCTATCGACGATTTAAAATATCTTGGCAAGACAGACGACTTACACCATTACGAAGTTGTTTGGCGTAAAGGACCTGTGATGATGACCGGTAAGTACAGCTTTCCGTCTCAGAAGACCTTGGATAGGGTTCTATTACTTGCCAAACGTGAGTGTTGATGTAATCTTATACTTAGGAATAACTTATATGCCCGTCACATGGAACCCTCTCAACGTTAATGAGACGTATACTGCGCTAACTACTACCACATCAGAGGATACGGTGACTATTCAAGTGTCGCCTCTGACTGCCGGAGCGCAATATCCTGGTAATCCGACACCAGTTATTCAGCTACGATCAGATACGGCGTGGTATTACAGTTCTATAACTGGTTCTAAATATTATCCGGTCGCTGCCGGAGAGGTGTTTAACTATCGTGTACTAGACCCTTTCGCTCCTAATAAGTTGTTTGTGAAGGCACAGACAACTGGCGGCAGCCTCTACGGTATGCGAGTGCAGTAATGAGTTTGTTTGGCGGCGGAAGTAACCCTCTCAGTAGCGTTTCCAACGCAATTACTAAACCTTTTCAACAGGTTCAGAAGACAGCTACGTCAGCGTGGAATAGTGGTCAAGTACAACGAGGACCTTTCGGTACTGCTCAACAGTGGAAAACGAATCCAGTTGGAACAGCTGCAAAAGATGTTGTCTTGGGAATGACAGCCCCTATTGCTTTTGGAATGACGAACAATCGTTTCCGGGAGACAATGCCTGGTAGTAATTACGATCCGGTGTTTGGCGGTCAAGCAGCTCAGAAAGAAAAAGAAGCGTATAGAGATGAGCAACGTAGTCAGCAAAATACACTGAACGAACAAAACTCTCTCATTCAGCAGAATCGTGCTCAATATGCTAGTCCACAGCTACAGGCGCTACGACAGCAATTTGTAGATGCAAATCGATTATCAGGCATGCAGCAAGCGGGTACCGCGTTTGGGGGGCAGCTTACTCAAAACCGGATCAGGTCTGCGCAATCTGGTAATATTGGTGGTTCTCAAGATATCGGTGGACAAAACGAAGCACTTGGGAATTACTATGCTCAGATGGCCCAAGCCGCTAGTGGCGCTGCTAATATGGGTCAAGCATTCGATCAGCAACTCCAACAGCAACGTCTTGCGCAAGAGCAGCAGATTCGTGGGTCTCAGATTGCCGATTTGAGCGGTCAACGGGTAGATCTCGCATCGTTATTGAATCAGGCAAACATGGGGACTATGACCACTAACGCTCTCGGGAGTGCTTTACCTCAACTTGCGAGCGGCGCTCAGAATTACGCCATAGCAAGACAGTACGGAGCATAATATGTTACCTGGACTAATCGCTGGTGGAGCCGGTCTCGGCTTGGCAGGAAGTTTAGCGTCTGCATACGGGCAATCACAAGCTGCGAAAGAAATGTCCGGTGTTAAGCGCCATCAAATCGACGATAATGAACGATTGAATCAAGAGTATCTGGCTAAGGTACGAGCAAGTTTGCTGCAAAATAGCCCTGCAAACACACTCGGTGCGACCTATGCTGCGCCAAACGCAGCAGCTCAAGCGGAAATTGCTAAGATCGGCGCTGCTACTGGATCGACAGGTAATGCCGGTGCCGGCCAGACTTCGGCATTGAACCAGGCGTCGCAAAATGCGGATATTCAGAACCGACTTGCTTCACTGTCTAAAGCACAAGATTCTGAACAGCAGCGAGCTTCACAGATAGAAAACGATCGTCAAGAAGCTGATCAACGGGCTCAATTGCTCAATGAACTGTATGGGTCTCAAATGCAAATAGCAGCCCAGAAAGGTCGCGGTTTCCGTACTGCCGGAGGGCTGTTAGGTCTTGGTGGCGCTGGACTTAATTTGGCTGGGATGTATGGTAATCCTACTGTTACATCACAAACATGGGCTAACGCTCCATCGTCTCCGGTATACAACATCTCATCGCCTTATCAGGCAGTCTAGGTATTATTATGCCATTCCCTATGAAAAAAACCACCCCTCCCACTGACGGCGGCTCTAAAGGTGCTGTTGATTATCTGGCTGGAGCGTCTAATCCTATGGGTCAGGAAGCCGAGGAAACCAATATGAACGATCCTTGCTATAAGATCGTTCACGGTGCTGTTATCCAGTTTGGCGCCGATAAAGTTCAGCAATGTCTCGACCAGTGTAAGCAAGATGAGGCTTCTGAGGAAATCGCTGGTGGCTCTGAAGCTCCTGCGGAACTGGAAGGCATGGAGTAATTTATGCCTATGCGCGTTGTCCAAGTAGGGCTTCCGCAGTATAGGGTCGAGGACTCGGGGACTCCCTTTAGCGAAGGTGTGTCCCGTGCCGCTCAGACTCTACTGCAACTCGGTCCTGAGCTAGCTCGGATCAACGCGCAGAAAGCACAGCAGCAGCGGGAAGCTGGGTTTAAACAGCAGCAATTAGGGTTGGAAGAACGGCAATTTGAGGAACAGCAGAAGCAGCATAACGCAGCAACATCAGAACGTGGCCAGAGACTTGGGATGGAAGCTCGTCGTGTCGCTGCGATGGAAAACGAGCAACGAGCACAGGCTGCTTGGCGCACCCAGCAATCGGCTGCAAGTAAAGAGGCGCAAGAACGGGCCAATACAGAAGCTATTGCCACAGGTAAGAGTCCTGTACCAGCCGGCCAAGAACGGCAGTCTGGATTTATGGGTGGTTTAGGTGGAGTTCTTAGCGCTATTGGAGTCGATAATACTATAGGCATGACTCCGCTGGCTCGTATGAACGATCTTGCTCGTCGTCATCAAGAATCTCAGATAGGGCTGATAGACGCTCAGGCTGGAAAAGCTAACAGATACGCTCCAATGATTCATCAAAGCCCCGAGGAACAAGAACTTGGTCGTCTCACTACAGCGCTAAGCGCGCCAGGATTTATCTCTCTAGATCCATCTGTACAGTCGGACATTATTACTCGTCGTGAGAACCTTCAAAAAGCAGTTGACGCAAAACGAGGCACAATCCCCGTAGCGCCTATCCCACAAAAACAAGGGGCAATCCGCTTTGATCCTAGTAAACTACAGGGTATTCAGTAAAGTAGTGTCATGCCAGGTGGACCTACTCCGTCGCCACAAGACATTACTCTCATCCAAGCTCAGGCGAATCAAGTCGGAGCTAAGGATCGTCTACAAAAGTTTGTAGCTGTTGGTGCTCTTCCGCAAGACTACACTCCAGATGAAGCAGCTGCGGCAACTCATTATTGGGCCACCAAGATTCGTAATCTACCGGATAATGTTGGACAGCAGTTTGCCAATGAAGCTCGTTCCGCAACTGTCGGACCTAGTCAGTGGACTACCGGCGAGCACGAGCTGGAAAAAAACAAGCGCGCCTTCCCTGTTTTAGGAAACGTGTACTCCGCAGCATCTGACCTTCAAGGGTCGGCTTTGTCTACCCTCAGTAATGCGTCCGCAGGGTTAATGGGCGTTTTAGGAAACGAGAAGGGTAGACAGAGCGCACTGAACTATGCGCACAATCTTGAAGAAACCGATGCTGGTCAAAAACAGCCGTTAACAATCGCTGGAGTTAATATCCCACGAGCTATTGGCGGAATGGCTGGTTACGCAACGCCAATATCTGCGGCTTTTTTAGCAAGTGGCCAAGGTGCAGAATCTTCGCTTGAACACGGAAAAGATCGGGGACAGGCGGCATTTGGAGGCGCTACCAACGCTGCACTAACTGCTGCGTCATTCGGGATCGGATCTCAGTTGGGTGCGGCTCTTCCAGGGGCTGCTACCAGACTGGGAAACGCAGTTCGCGGCACGGCTATCGGTGCTGCTGAGGGTACGGGTTTTGGGGTAGCGCCTATCGCTTCCAGTGCATTAGTTGGCGACGAACGTGGCGTTGATGAAGGGGTTTCTGGACTTCCTGCGAACATCGTAGGCGCTGCCGGTATTCGCGGTATTCTTGGTGCGTTCCAGCCGGGTGCTCCGCGTGCAGGGCCTCAGGCTACTCCGGCAGAAGATATTGTATCCCAGCAGACGCCGCGTACTCCTGTGATGGAGACCGTACCAGAAAAAATCATTAAGGATGGTAAAGAAGTTTTAACGGGAAGAATGATCACCCGGCAGAAGATGGATCCTGCATCTGGCCTTCCAATGTTTAACGAAGGTTTGTCGAAATCCATATTCGATCAACCTACTGGTAAAGGGTTGCCTGACGTTGCGCAAGTTCCCAGAACCGCTGATCCAACTACAGGGCTCGCTATGCCAGCGGGGCCGTATGTCGACATGCCTACTGGTAAAGGACTTCCTCCGATCGCCAGGATTGCAGGGACGATTGATCCTACAGGGACGACGGTTGCGCCTCCCGAGATCGGTTCTCCGCTCTTGGAGCGTGTGGGGTCCAGTGGTCATCTTGTAACAGAACATCCTGCGGATCTGCCACCAGTAAAACCAGGGGCGGTAGACGACCTTGCTGCGCGTTTGGAAAAAGAAAAGCAAGACGAACTGGAGGCGCAAAATGTCCAAAGAGACGAAGCTACTCCATCCCCTGCTGTCGTTAATACTGAGCCTACACCCGCGCCGGTTAGAGCGCCGGCAGTCGCAACCGTCGCACCACAGCCGCCGGTTGCGGCAGCGAAAGTTGCAGAACCCGTAGCGTCACCAGTCGTTCCGGCAAAGCGGGTCAGCGAAACGGAACCTGGCGCACCTAAAACCACGGTACTTGGCACGGATGCCAAGGGTCGCCAACTGACCACGGATGGTCTGCGGATGTACTTTGATGGGCAAGATGTTGGCGACATGAGCCGTGCTCGGGCTGCTTCACTGATGAAACAAACCGGGATAATCGCCCATCCCGTGGGCGAACTTCGGCCACAGAAGGAAATCCCGGTTGAGAAACCGTCCTTGTCAGAAGGCGAAAGTAAGCCGATTAAGTCGGCAGAAGCGCCTATTCCTGGCGAAGGCAAACTGCGTGGACCCGAGACGAATTACCAGGCTGGTCTGTCACCACAGCAAGTCAGCGATGTGCTGACCAAAGTCAAAAACATATTTACGCTCGGTCGTAACAAGGACATGCTGCGCATCTACGAGCAGATGAACCGTAATCTGGAGGCAAGTAAGTCCGAAGTCCGCAAAGCTGCAAAAAACCCGGCTGACTTCCGTAAGGCTCAAGACAATTTGTCCGCGCAACTTGCCGACCAACTCGATAAAGCGGCTACTGCACTCGATACTCGCGGACAGAAAGAACTCGCCACCAAGATGCGGGACGAGGCCAACACTGTCCGTACAAATCTCGGCACGTACCAGCACACGGCGTATCGCATCCACCGGGAAGGCGACAAGTGGACCAAGCAGCTTGAGGGAACCCCTCGCTGGGATATCGCCGTCAAAGAGGAAATGGCGTCTAAGGGCGTCGCAGAAGACGTCGCCAAGGAAAACCTGCGCACGTATCTAAACGACATTGCGGCAGAGGTTGACCAGGGGAAGGCCCAAGTTGGAAGCAAGACGCTAAACGGCGGTATGTTCGTCGCCAAGCAACCGCTTTCACCAGCATTCCGGGAACTTCTCGGAGAGTATAAAGACCCTACGCAGGCTCGCGGGATGTCGCTGGCTAAGACTTCGTACCTACTGGAAACTCTGCGCGCCCAAAACAAGCTGGCCGAGGTTGGTGAAAAGCTCGGCATCTTCAAGCCCGCTGGCTCTGAGATGGGGCTTCAACCTATCGGGGAGTCTTATGGAGCAGGCCCCTTAGCCGGGTTCTATGCCGATCCGGCGACGGTGAAGTACGTCCAGGGGGTGTCAAAGGGTGCTGAAAATGGTGCGCTCAAGATGTATTCTGAGTTAAATACCTTCGGCAAGATGATGGTGACTGCTGGCAACTTCCCGGTTGGCATGATCCGTAACTTCGGTAACGGCACGATAGCCATGTGGAATGGGCACATGTCGCCGTCATCCATCTCCGATGGCTTGAAACTCATCAAACAGTCGTTCTCAGATCCTGTGCTCAAGGCGGACCTGACGAAACGCGGTATCTTTGGCGAAGGTATGGGCGGCGCTGAGATGAAGGCACTGCTCCGCGATCTGGAAGGTATTGACGGATCGGCGCAGTTCACGGAAAAGGTGAATAACTGGTACCGCAAGACTCAGCACGTAGCCATGCGGACCTATGCTCTGCCAGACGACCTGTTTAAGGCGATTGGTTATGCCTCCGAGCTGAAGCGTGCAGAAGGTCGGGGTCTGACCGGTGATGCGGCGAAGGATTGGGCTGCTGAGAACGTCAGCAACCTATACCCCACGTGGTCTAGGTTGCCCGAAATGCTCAAGGAGGCCCGCCGTAACCCGTTCTCTGGTCAGTTCTTCGGGTTCCTGAGCGAGATTCCTAGGAACGCAGCACACACCCTCAATATGGCTGCGGACTCTATTCGGTCTGGTAATAAATCTGAAGCATTTGGGCGGATAGCCCCGCTGATCGCTACCATTACCACGGTCGCTGCTGTCCCATCTATCATGAATGCCCGTAACGGCATCACTCCCGAACAGGATAAGGCGCTCCGCAAAGCATATTTGAAAGACTACAATCGTAATAACTACGGGTATTGGGAGAAAGTTGACGGTAAACAGCCTGAGTTCCACGACTGGAATTGGGCTAACCCGCTGGGGTGGTTCGCACAGATGGCTAAGAGCCGCGAACAGGGCGACGCCGCATCACAGACCGTCATGCAGGCTATCGAGCCATGGATTGGATGGTCTCGGGCTACCACGCCTATCGCAGAGGCGATCACTGGTGTCGACCGCAACGATAAGAAACTCTACGGTGTTGACGACACGGACATGCAGAAAATCGTCAAAGGAACCGGACACGTAGCTAGTGAATTAGCCACTCCGCCGACGCTCCGCAAGGTGCCCTCTGTCATGCGCGGGGAGCGCCCAGCGTCGGATCTTATCAATCCGACTACAATCACCAGGCCCGATCTACGGAAGTCGGTCGGTGGCAAGGTGCAGGAAGCCCGCGAAGCCGGCAAGCAAGCGTCGTCGGATGTCTATAGTGGAACTCACGGCGAGCCGTTGACTGCTGAACAGGCAGCAGCAGCTTCCACGGCAGAAGGTATCCCACAGGCCAAGATCAAGACGCTGATGGATACGCTAGAACAAGCCGGCGTTCCGCGTGAAAAGATCGCAGAAGCTCTCCAAGAGGCTGGTGTTAAGGGTACTGAATACATCGGCGCACAGCAGGGGACTGGCGGACGCGATCCGGCTATTATTCAAGTTGAAAGCCGCCTTACCTCGCTAGACAAAAAGTACCTGGACGCACTTGATATTGCCCAGCAGTTCAAGCAGATGCCGCCTGGGCGGGCTAAAGCTGACTATATCAGTCAGTTCCGCAACGAGGTCCGGCAGGGCTCTCGGTATGCTCAGGAATACGCTATCGTTAAAAACATCCTCGCTAAGGCTCAGCAGATGCCTGCCGCATCTAGGGGTAACGCGCTCGCTGCGGCGAGTCGTCTGATAGATCAGATTGCTAAAGGACAACCCGCTTTATCCCCTTCCGCCGGTTCTCAGCCCTAGGCAACCACTTCATATTGTCTGGTCCATTGATCGTCTCCAAGTCGTCGATGCCGATAAAATAGTAGAAGAGAATCGGTGTACTGTGATCTAACTGCGCTCCACGTGGGCGCTTCCCGTACAACCCCATCCGCTGCTTTTTCTTGCAGTCTCTGCGCACCTTGCCCTCAAATACCTTATAGGACACGGTGAGCGGTGACTGCATCTTAATGGTGGCGATAGCCTTCCAGAACTTGTATCGACAACTGTAATACAGTTTCTCTAGTTTATTATACTCGTCTTGGAGGGATTCTAGTTCTTCGTAGGTCATTAGTGAGAAACCTTGCCAGTCCACCGTCCAGCGTTAGTCAGCCACATCGGGACGACCATCGGCATACCGCTAACGATCACACCGCAGCCCAATATCGGACGAGCTTGGTGTACTCGGTTGTACGCATAGGCCATCGACGTCTTGTCGATCAGACATCCGACCGTCATACCCCAGATTCGGACGGTAGGAGTTTCAAGGAACTCGACATTTAATTTGTTGTGGTGATGCCCTTGAACGACACACACTCCACCCTGCCGGGGAAGCGCAGTGCTGATGTTTACGCCGGCAGAGTGCTTGATGCAGACCTTAACACCAGGGCGGATATCGTCGATGATTTCCTCAGCCCAAGTCCATCCGGGTGTTTTGTAGATTTCCTCATAGGATCGCAACATTCCCTTTGGAATACCGTGTGTCTTAGCCTTACGATAGAGCAAGCTGCCGTGGTTTGACTCAGCAAGCGTCATCTTGGGGAACTCTTTGTGGACCTTACCTAAGAACTTCGCGGCTTGATCCAGTTCTTCTCCTGGGGAAAACAGATCCGGGTCAGATTCATGGTAACTGATAGCATGGCCGTCAGCCTCATCGCCCGTACATATCGCTGCTTCGGTTTTGTAGGTATCTCGGACAGTACAGAGGAACGCCAGCGTGTCGGGATGATGGTACGGGGCGTGCATGTCGCTTATGATAAGGGTACGTTCCACTTAATCCCCGCTTTCGTCAAGGCTTCTTCAAACGACTTAACGATTTGGTCTGCTTGCCAAACCGACAGTTTTCCTCGCATAACCTGTAGCCCGGCTAAGAAGTCGCAGAGCATGACCGACCGCAAGTTCGGGGTTTTAAGCCGTACTTCCAGGTCTTTCAGTCTTGTGTACTCTGCCATAGATATGATGACTTGTGGATCTTCGGTACTCACTTAATACCTTTCGTCAGCGGCATGTCGCAGAGTGTGTCATAGAGCCACTGGCTATATACAACGACCTTGTGCGCTTCCATGCTGGCAGCATCTTTCTTGCCGATACGCCAGTTGTATTTCATGATGGTTCCTCGGCAGTATGCTGCGAAACCTTCCTTACCGAGTGCGGCGCGAATGGCGTCGATACATTCGATACCGTCCGTTTTGTAGTGGTTAGGGTCGTGGGATTCTGCGGCTGCGTGCATCTGCATAAGCTCCGAGTGGGTTGTGTTGCGCGTAGTTGGCCATTTAATATGTAAATCTTGTTTAAACGTCATACAGGCTCCGTTCCGCTATTCGAGAACTTATCGATAATCGCCCAAGCAGCTTTCTCGTAATGCTCGTAATCAATGTTGTTAGGTATCGTAGACATATTCCGAATATCCATAGCTAAATTGCAACGATCACCATTCGGCAGGGTTGTGGTGTTGGCCTTACGCTTTGCCGTTTCACGGTTAATACGCTTGATCGGCTTCCCGTCCGTCGAGGCGTACCAGCGAACCGACTTACCCAGCGGCTGATCAGCAAACGTAAGTCCGGTCCCGCGATTGGTTCGCTGGTAATACAGAAATGGCAGTATATTCTTCTCTTCGCAGATCGTCACATCCGGCGGAATACCGTCGATCAAGAACCGTTCTGCGGCTTTCTTCACAATGACGCCATCACCCTTCCCAGACTCGGCGTTGATAGCGCCCTTATATTTAATCTTTCCAGATGTTGATATGGCCATGTAATCGTTCACGTCTCGGCGGAATATATTACTGTACTCTTGATATTCCAATTCAAAACCTAATCGTTTCTCCCATTCACTGGCGGTACTTTTAAGCGCATCAATATCACAGCGCCTCACATATACGGTAACGCCATCTGTGTTTGCAGATAGGATTTTAGCGCCGAGATTTACAGCACGCTCGATCAACATTAATAGATATAATTGTCCGTTAATGGTCACGCGCATTGCATCGGGAACAGACCGTAAAGGGCTGTATTTATCGTTTAATTTTCCAAAAGTTGCATTAATAACGATCTTAAGGGCGTCAGCAGTCTTCTTATCCCCGCTTCGTTTAGCGGTTAAACGACGATCCCGAAGCATCATCATATCGGAAGTAAACTCCGGACCAATGTGCTTAGGATATAGCTTGTCATTGATGATGATAGATGGGTAATAACTAGCGACATCCATATCAACAATAGCCCACTCATCATTCCCCGAGATGATCAATGGTCCGTCCACTGAATGCAGGCCGCCGACTCCAATCTGATATTGTACGTTATCGAATGTAACAGTAGACTCGTCACTGATATGGATACCCCACTTACTGCGGTCTTCGTTTCCGACGACAGACCCTAAACGCATACGAAACAAAAGGTCTTGTAGAACCGGGTCAGTATAGCTTACCTTCTGATTTATAATGTCAGATAAAGACCATTCCGTTTTCAGATTGTCCGGATTCGCCGCCGCTGCTTCGCGGCATGTCTGAGTGTTTTCATTAGTACGTCGACGATGCAAAGTTAGAAACGTTGTCTGAGCGACCCCCTGTTCCGATAGACAGTACACTCGTTTCCCTAACTGATATTGCTTATCTAGCTCCGACCGAAGAACGACTCGGTCCCAATGTTTTATTAACAGAGCAGCCGTAGCTTCGACGTCATTGCGGCAATATTGTTGCACTTCTTCCCTAGCTTCGGCAGGTAAATCCTTATCAAAGTCGTGCGGAGACTCTATCACAACCGGGAAACCGATTCGGCACTCTTGTTCTTTCAAGCTGGTCTTACCGTTTAAAAGCTGGAAAACATCAATCGAATAATTCCATGTCGGGTCAGCATACTTAACCTTGAAAATGCGATCTTTGACAGTATCTGATTTGTCTGTTATCAATGTCTTCGACATATCATATATGTTACGTGTCGTCATATTAGGGTGCATACATAGAACTTTAATAATAATATCGTCATAATCGAAATTATTATACCCGGCGAGCACCAATGTTTTAGTGTCTAAGTCTGAAACCATGTCAACAATCATAGTTTCATCGTAAACACGCCAAGTATCTCCGTTATAAAATGTCGCTAAAAAGTGGTTCGGGAATACTTCGATATCGTATACCCATAATTTACGGCCAACAGGCGCAAATGGGAGACGCATTACCAATCCTTTGCTGACGGATTGTGCGCTGACCGTAAAGCATTACAAATAGACCCCTCAGCTGGGCAAAACTTGCAATGCGTTCCTTGAACAAACTCAGGAGCGTCAAAACACTTATGAGCACCAGATCGATACATATTATAATAGGGAAGAAATTGTTCGTAACTTAAACACCACCACTGCGGTTTCTTGGAAACCTTTGGTTGAAATATCCCTAGCCGAATACCTTCAATCGGCTTATCTAGTTTAAACACTTCTTCTGAAACGTACCCAATGAGTTGAGGATTGGAAACCGGAGACACCTCGATCTTACCAGATTTGAAATCCAACACATGTAATATTCTCGTGCGGGTCATCCAAGCCGAATCAATTGTACCGAAATGTAACGGGTGAACGGGTGGAGTTAACATTCCCGTGCGGGACTCCGTCTTAATCCACAACACGTCTTCAGAGTTTGGCAGAAATGATAAATACTCTTTAACCATGACAGTTTCTTCGTCGGTAAGTTCTGAGAAGTCGCCGGTTTCGGCGGCTTTATGCATTAAGGTTCCGCGTTGAGCGGCATCACCGGCTTCTCGCTTCGGACATAGTCTACTCAACATAGCGCTCGCGCTACAAATCATCCATCGATGTGCTGTTGATGGACTGATAATGGAGTGATCAGACATTAGGTTGGTCCTTAACGTAGGTCAGGGTATAGCCAGGACGGCCTGGACCCTTGGATGGATTTACAGATCGGTTGACGACACCGTGGTTTACGAGATCGTCGAGCAGCACCTTAAAGTTCTTCAAGCTGCGAAAGCGCAGGTATAACTCCTTCTGCTGAACGGGAGATTTGTTCTTAATGTAGTTCTGGATGACGGACGACTGGCTTTCCAAGTGTTCGCTGAATGTCGTGGTGGCTATACCTTCGCTTACAGTCTGCTGGCTTGCTTGCAGTACTCGTCCGGCCCACTCCACACCCTGACGAGTGATGATCGCAGCCATCGGGTTCTCGCTCCAAGCAAAGAGCATCGACAGCTTGACGATGGTAGCATAGTTACGGGCGTTCGCATTAGCCCAAGCGTCGTCGCCAATGTGCAGCTTGCGCTCGGTGTCGTCTGCGTCGACAGCCTCCGATAAAGCGGCACGCCCGTCATCCGATATTTTCATCTCTACCGACTGGACGGTGTGCCCGCTACGCTTTGCCGTCCAGTTAGCCGGCTGCGACCAAGCCACATAATCCTTGATTGTCTGAATCAGGTTTTCGTCAGGAGTAGGATGCGCCAACCGGAAAGCACCGTGGGTCTTATTAGTAGGGGCGTCATTCTCGGCCTGGCAGACGAGAAAACGACCCATCATACCGCTAAAGAACATATTAGCGAGGACGGGCCACGCTTTAGCAGGCTGCGACATACCGAATAGGCAGATATACGGCTCGTCGATATCCTCTTCTTTACCTTCTGCTTTCTCTCGTCCGCGTTCGACGCCGCAGTTGTACAGGCGCAACAAAAGGCTCATAACCTCGGCGTAGTAGCTGTCGGCACCGTTGCGGCTAATCTTTTCAAGCTGACTGCTGATCTCATCGACGAGCCAGACACGGTGGGGACTGTGTTGCAGTGCGGCCAGCATTCCTTGCCCGCTACCCCATGAGCTACCGCCCATGAACTCTGGGATTCCCACGGTATCGTAGATTTTCTCGATTGAGCGTAGCAGTTGATCCTTACCGCTGCCACTCGGGGCAATGGCGAGTAAATACTGGTTTGCGTATAAACCCTCGAAGGTGTACTTGCGCCCGATAATGCCCGCACAGCCCGCAATCGCTGAGTAGAGGGTTGCGGTTGGAAGCTGCCGGATAGCGCCGCCCAAGACCCAGTCAACCCAAGTCCCGATCAGGGGTGTTGGATGGATGTCCGCGTCTGAGAGCTTTGTTGTATGCCGTGGATTCACTTCCGAGACCTTTCACAGAACGCGATGGCGCTCGCGGCAGTCTGGTCCCCCAGCAGCGCAAGACCTACCGTTCCGACTTCCTTAGTGGCGTAGTCTTTCGCAATGGCGATCACTTCACTATCCGGGAAATCACCATCACAACGGGTTGAACGCACGGCGAGGAGACTAGCGATCAACTCCGGTTCCGTCAAGCCAATGTTACGGAGCGCCCCCGCCATAGAGCATATATTCTTACGACGCTCCCCTTGGCTATATCTTGGTACCGCATAAGTCCTTTTTGGGGCATCTTTGATTTGGTGACTGAAGAATGACAACATCCAATCAGGCATCATCGGTATTTCGTCGTACTCCCAGATACCGCTAAGAAAGTTATATCCTTCAGACGGCGGAACGTGTACGGAGGCGTTGAGACGCTTAGTTTCAATTCCTTTACCAAAGTTATACGTAGGAAGGTTTGTGTTACTAGTCAGTCGATAATATAGATGAAGACCACCACTAAAAGTGTGTGTCCCCATAGTTGAAAATGACTTCGCCACATAATGAAGTTGCTCGGGAGTTGCGCTACGGACCCCCTGTTGCGACATCATGCCAAACGCAACTTTTTGCAGATGTTCGTATCCATCATTACCATTCTTACGGTCCAGATCTACAACCACCAAATCCTGCTTCGGCACCAACGCCCAATCGGCCAGCGGGTAACACTTGCACCATCCGATGACCGTCTCACGGCTCGGGTTGGCTTTCTGCCATCCGGTAATGAGCGGCCGACGATGTGCGGCCGACCGATTCGACCAGGGTATTAGAGCGCACGGAAGCTTGTCCATTAATTCAAGCAATTGGTCGATGCGATTCACCCTGAAGTCTCCTTCTTGCCTGGCTTCAACGCAATCAAACGCTTTTCTTCGTTAATGTCGAAGCGTTCTAAAAAGTCTTTCTCTGTCCAACTAACGGGGTCAATGCAAGAGAGCTTGTGCCAGCAGGTCGTTCCACACTTAGGGCACTCGTCTCTCCGAAAGGCCGGCGTTTTTTCTGGGCAAGCCATGAAAAGAGGCTCGTCACAGCAGGGGTATGTTCCGCAGATCACAACTTCATCTCCTTAAGAGCGGCCTTTAGCGCACAGCGCATATACTCACGAACTCTCATTTTGATCTGCTCGGAATGCGGATGTTTAGCAATATATTCAGACCACGGGACGTGGCAGGGGATGGCATTCCACTGCGCTTCCACGGCGGCATCAATTGCTTCGTCGGTTATGTTCACTGGAGGTCCTCGTCTTCCGCGATAATGGGGTAAGTGCTATATTTTATAGAAACATGAACTTCAAAGGTAAACAATTCTCCACATCTGTCGCACTCATGCCGATTTATAAACCCATCTTCCCCGTCGTGCCATTCCCAGCAATCGCGGTGCTCCCATCCACAATACGGACAGATAGCGTCTCGTTCAAACTCGTAATTAGTGGCGTGGTTCATTATATAGTTTCCTTAGTCTTCCAGTGACGGCGTACCACGTTCTGGTACTTTCCGTTCTGCTGGACTTCAATTTGGGTGGGTGGGATTAAGCAAGAGGTAAAAGGCAACATATCAACCACACTACGGATCTCTATATCAGCACAATTCAAGGTACCAATAATAACTCCTTTATCGCATCGCAAAGTTCGTCCATCTAATCCAATATTGGTAGGGTTGTCTCTGACCCATACCAAGGCTTTACTCCTAGCATACGGATGTGACACCACGTCGATACTGATGAACTCCATGAAGGTATGCAGACCACATCGGTAGACGACTCGAAGCGTTGATGGTTTGGTTGGATCTTTTCCAGCATGCGCATAATACTGTACCGTCGATACGGTGTGCGTGATTGGCTTGCTAGTCGAAAGAGGCGACGAGTTATCAGCCGTTGCTGCATGCTTTGCGATACGAAGCTCCGGAAACAGATTACCACACGCGGGGCACTTACGTATACCCGCCGGGACGATTTCCTGGCACTTCTCACACGTTTTGGTAGGCGCATGACCTTTTCCTTTCGCGGACTTCGCCCGCTTGATTCGATCGTTGAGGGTGTCGATGGGACCGTGCTCCGCTATATTCCCCGCCAAATCAAGAATCATCGTATTTTCTTTTCCAGGATGAATCCGCAAACCACGACCAACCATTTGGTAATATAATCCAGGTGATTTCGTAGGTCTCAATAACCCAACTAAGTCTATATGGGTAGCGTCAAAACCGGTAGTAAGAACCCCTACGTTCACAAGACAGCCAAGGTTCTGATCCTTATATCGAGCAATAAGTCGTTTACGCTCACTGTCGGAGGTATCGCCTGTGATGATAGGGGCCTCAATATCGCGTGCTCTCAAAGCTTCCGAGATCATATGCGCATGTTTAATACCCGATGCGAAAAGTAGCCATGCTTTACGATCCCGGCCATAACGAATAATCTCAGTCACCGCTGCCGACACTAACTTTTCATCGGTCATCACGGCTTCAAGCTGCGACTGAACGTACTCGCCGTTCTGGACGCCGACACCAGAGAGATTTGGCTTACCACCGTCTTTTGCCACCAGCGGCGATAAATATCCGTCCTTAATAAGATCTTTAATAGGAGCGTCGAACACCAATTCTTGAAACGGCATACCAGGACCAAAGCACAGACCCTTACCAAGACGGTATGGTGTCGCTGTCCATCCGCATACGCTGACATCCGGGTTAACCAATTCAGCATATCGCAACATGGTTCGATATTGGCCGGCTCCTTCCGGGGGCACGGAATGTGCTTCGTCAATAGAAATAAGCTTGAACGCACCAAGCTCTGGTATTTTTCGATAGATAGACTGTACTTGGCCGATCAACACCTGAGCATTCGTATCTCGACGGTTCAAACTGGCGGCATAGACGCCCGGAATTGTACCGCTGATATGCTCGTAAGTCTCGGCAAGCTGCGCGATCAGTTCCTGAGTGTGGGTGGTAATTAAAAATCGCTGGTCTGGATAACGTTTCGCCAGATCCGCAACCATGGTACAGATGACTGGCGACTTACCACTCCCGGTCGGCAGACAAGCGATAGGTCGCTTATTCCCCAAACGCAGTGCGGCGATTACGGCATCAATTGCCGCTTGCTGATATGGACGGAGTATCACGACAGTCCTTCGGATGGTGGTGCCACTGGTAGGATTTGCACCTACGATTGCAAGCTTACAAAACTTGTCCTGTCGCTAGCTGAGGCACAGTGGCATAAGGTGCCGGTCTTTCCCGGCTGTCAGCGGCTCGGCAATTCTTTACGACCATAACGATCCGCCTTCCGCAAGAAAAGAGCGAACGTCTTTCCGGCCTGTCAACCCACGCCACATATTCCGTTAGGGTTTACGGAGAAAGGAGTGGCCTAGCGTCACATCCTCAGGCCAACCGATGTAGCGCGAACGGGTCCATATATCCGATTAACCCTTGAGATTCACCAGCCCTTCGTGTCCGTCTCCATGCGGGGCTGCGGCGGGGTCAACTGCTTCTGCTCGCCAGCGGTGACAGCTTCTTTGGGCTTGGCGAACACGATCTCGTTGCTAGCCTCGCCGGTGTCCTTGCGGATACTGACCTTGACCTTGGCGGTGATTGTGCGCCCGACGAAATCACTGGCGTCGGCAATGCTGGTCATGCCCGCCATCATCATCGCCGCGTGAAGCTGCCGCTTGCCACTGGCCGCAACCTCGGCCTTGGGATGGTTGAGCATGATGATAGCGAACACCTTGCGCTTGCCGTAGTCGGGCGTCGATTCATCGACTTCCCAGGTCATCGACAACATCGGGTCGCCGTTCTTACTCTGCTTTTCCTCACACTTAGTGCAAGTTAGCAGATAAGTCCCTTCGGGAATCGGTTTGAACTCCTGAGCGGCAGCCTCGGGCTGCACGTTGATAGGACCTTCGTCGAAGTAGCTGGCCATGTTATTTAGTTTCCTGTGGGATGGTGGCTTTGGTGGCTTTGACAGCACGGCGGATTGCCCGTGCTACTCGGGTGGTTTGGTGTCCGCGATTGAGGTCGCGGCGTAAGAGATCGCGTTCGTGGTTGGCTTCGTCGGTGAGTTTGTTCTTGATGCGGTTGTATTTGTTACCTCGTTCGTTGAGCATGCGATTGAACATCTTGCCCATACGACGCTTGCTGGTGATGGGTTTCTTGTCGATCTGCTCGGACTTGTTAGCAGACTGTGGGAGGTATTTATTCATGCGCGAACCTTTCTTGGAGGAGTACGCGGACCTTCCGCAAGCACTCGGTGTGGTGACTGTTGATGGGGTCGGCTTTATCTTCTCTGGAGGCCATATATCCACGAAGCCACCAGAGGATGTCTGCTAGGCCGTCGTCTAATTCCTCGATTTCTTTAGGCATCGTCATGGCTTAACCCACATGCCGTGGGGGTCCTGATGCAAACCCGCTTGGATGGCAGTTTGCCACGTCTTTTCCCTGTTATTATCGAGTTGGACGCAACACTGTGACATGAGACAGACGACAGAAATCACTACCACACCAACCACAATCTCCGTAATATTGCTCATGGATTCGCCGCCTTCCAGGCTTCCGCGAAGGCAGCGAAGGGATTTCCACCCTTCTTATGGTCCGCAACATCGACGAACTCGGGCAGTCCGCGACGGCCTTTGGACTGATAAGCCGGATTGTCCGACAGAAAAAGCTTGCGCTGTCCGGTACTGACAACTCGCTTACGGTCCTCATCATTGGTCTGGATTGCCTTCTTATCGCAGTCGAGAAACCCCACGAAGTCGTTAAGCTCGTACAACAGGCTTGATGCGGCTTCATCCAACTTCAACTGGATGCGCTCGTAGCTGTCGAAACGGGGATCCTCGATCACCTTAATCTTGTAGTGCGCAAGCTGAATGACAGCCATACCCTTCTTATCCCGCAGCTTGCACAGCGCAGCGTCGAAGTCACGCCACTCGACCGCAGCAGCAGCACGCCAGCGATAAAAACCACCGTTAATCTTCTCCAATGGAAGATTCTTCTCGGCTTCCAGGTGCTTGTGCAGCAACGGCTCGGCGTGATCGAGGCTGTCGATCACCAGCGTCTTGTGACCATGTTCGGTAGTACCAAGCCACTTAATGATCTCGAAAATATCTTTCCAGTCTTTGACGACTGGCGATCGTGCGATATCGAACTCGTCACTCCCAGCTTCGGTCTGGATAAAGAAAGGGTTCGGTGCATAGGCTGCGAAAGTTGATTTACCACAACCTCCGATACCATATACAATACCCTTGGGCGGCTTGTTAATGCGGCCCGTGGTGATGGTGGATGGATCAAACGGCATGCGATGCCTCCTGTTTATTGAGTTGTTCAATGGTCGCCGCGAAGGACCAGCACCAACCGATAGACTCACAGTACCGCTGAGCCTCTTCATAGGCTTGCCGGTACGCGGCTTTACGCTCTTGGTCAGTATCAGCCATCTGGGCATCCATGACCAAGCATTCGCTTTTCCAGCGATGGTCCTCGGCTTTGTTAAAGTATTCCTTGATTTTCTCAGCAAGGATAGCGGTTTCTTTCATGGTGGTCCTTCATTATAGAGGTGGTTGGCTCTTGACAAGAGCCGTACTTCGCCAACGCCGCAACCGCTATCGCCCTGGTATCATGTGGGTATGGAGTGGCGATAAGTTCTAGCGCCTTGATTGCCTCTCCCAGCTTCGCCTTGGCTGCGTCTCGCTGCGCAGCAATGTCTTTATACGCGATGTTTTCAATAGTTTCGCTTAGCTTCTCTTCCGCCTTTACTGCCCGATCCTTCCACTGTGCTGCCTCGGCGCGTGCGGCGATTAGATGGCCCTCAGACTCGGCCAGTTGCTTCCCGACGTAGTCTCGGTTGTCGGCCCAGCGGTCGGCGCCTGCGTCCTTGGCGTAGGCGATGGCGATGCCGGCGCGCTTGCCCTCCTTGACGATCCAGGCGATGCCTTCCAGGGCTTCGCTGGCGGACTTGCAGCCCCCGCGGCCCTGCATCAGGTCGGCCCACTCGGTGATCTTGCCGGGGTTGTCGCCCTGGGCCTCGGTCGCCCGGAGTCCGAGCCGGCGCAGGGTGACCCAGCTGGTGCCGTAGGCGGCGCAGGTGGCCTTGCCGCCGTGCTGGCGGTAGTGGTCGGCGATCTCGGGCGGGTAGACGGCGCGGGGATGGCTCACGGCGATGCCTCCTTGCAGACGTGCCGCGCGCCGCCGAGGTCGACCAGCCGCCAGCGATCGCCGTGCTTCTCCCACACGAGGTCCTGCTCGCCGCAGTACTTGCAGGTGCCGCGGCCCTGGTGCTCGTCGCGCGGTGGCGATTTCCGGGGGATGCGGGTGCCGGGGTGAAAACCGAATTGGGCTGCGTTTGTGGTCATGTGAGCGTCTCCCACCTGATCTTCTGCTGACCGCACACATCCTGCACGGCGCGGTCCTTGCCTTCCTCGCTCCGCTGCCACTGGTGCGGGCGGCTGGCCAAGGTCGGCGTCCACCCGGATCCGCGAAGGCTGGCGCCACTCTCAACCTCAAGGGTGTAGGTCAGGACCTTTCGATATCCCAGGACGCGAGCTGCCCGGCGAGATGCACCATATAGAAAGCTACATGTTCCCTTGGGTGAATCGTCAACCACGCACACCCGACGAACCTCGACGGTGAAGCCATCGCAGAGGGCGCGGGCAACCGGCCGACCGATGATGGCAACTCCGAAGCGCCTGCCGCTGTGTTCGGCGGCGATGGCGAACAGAGCGGAACCGACCGGGCGATTGTGGCGGTGATTCAGCGCCACCCAGGCATTGGCCTCGCGGATTGAAATAGGAGCGACATTCATGGAGGTGTTCCCTCCATTGGTTGTTTGCGTTCCGCCTGCTGATCACTCCAGGATTTCCACCCCTTCTCGGTAAACTCCTTGGAATATGGCTCTCCCCGGGGAATGATCGGCGCCCAACTCTCGTCGCACATGACACGGTAGTGGTATACCTGTCGTTCCTTCCCCGATTCGCTGTATGGCGATTCTATCCACAGGTAGCGCACCTCATCCCCGAACAGCAGCTCGGCCCAGGTCCGGGCGATGCGGTGGTCATGTTCGAGGGGATTCCCATCTCCATCGCAGAACGACAACGACAGGTGCCGGCAGCGATCCCAATCCGGGTTCTTGAACCATCCGCAGGCGTGCATGTCGGCATCGCGGCAGAAGATCAGCAGGGAGCGCGTCGGACGGTGATAGAGGCGCACCCGTTCAATGATCCACCCCGCCGCGTTCGGATCGCCGGTGTAGGGCGGGGTTGAGGCTGCCAGTAGGCGCATGCCTGCGGCGACCAGGGGCATGGGTTGGCTGGTACTGCGAATCACGCTACCTCCAACCCATCCGCCAGCCGGATCTCGGTAACGTAGTGGTTTCGCGTGCTGGACTTGCACACCTCACGAGATTTGAAGGTGTTATAGTATCTCTCCCGAAGCGAACCCAGCTTCGTTGGCGTGGTCCCAAGCTGGATTGATAGCTCAACCGTGGTCATTGGGCGACCGACGCGGCGCAGTTCTGCAATGGCCAGATCTTTTAGATCTTCTAAGGTCCGCTTTCGATTGTGTTCTTTCACGCGTAGGCCAACGATGCGGGTCATGGATTCAACTCACGAATTCCGTTCACCGCAGCAATCACCTTTACCAGATCCAATGAATCGACGGTCTGCTCATATGTTTTTATGGTGACGATTTCGCGCACCTCGATCTCTGGTGTATGGCCCATGACGGACTCAATGCGTGTTTTTGAATCGTTTTGGCTCAAATAAGTTTGGTCGCGAAGAACCTCCCTCTCGCCAATCTTCTCCCATTTGGGGGAGCGGATCCTGGTCTCGACGGTGGTTTGTTCGATGGTGATTTTAAAACTCATGGATTATTCCTATCATCGGAAATCAGCCGTTGGCCAGGGTGATCATTGGAAACCGCCAGCAGCAGCACGCCTTCGCCGCGCTTGGTATGTGAATCGTCAACGCCTTCTGGGATGGATGCCGAAACACGTCCGCGCAATTCGTGCTTGTGCGTTTCTTTGTTCTTTTTGATCGTCAGCCGGAGAGTGACGGTAGCGACTCGTCCGGTATCGATGTGTGCTTGTGCGGCGTCAGCGATTAAGGCGCGGACGCTGCCGTTAATGCCGTCGAGTACGTCGGGATGGATGTTCATGGGGTTTCCTTAATTTTATCTGGGATTCGATCTCCATCCTCATTCACCTCGTAGCATGGCTGATAAACCCGAGGCGCCTTGCACTTCTGTGGGTAGCTGCCATTGGGATGGATGACGATTTCCGAAACCTTGACCGGACAGGCGACGAATCTGGTCGCCTCACTGTCAAATTCCAACGCCGCCCTGGGTGATGGTGAGAAATGCAGACCGCCGCCGCATTCACGCGCAGGACCATCCCAATCAGGGGATATTGGTTTAGTCCCGGGCTGATAGAGGAAGCCGAACTTACCGGTCTTAAAATCGTCACGAACAGCCTTGTAGAGCACCGCGACACCGGCCTTTACCGGAACCCCGTAATAGGAGCACCAGTTGGCTCCCGTCTTGAGATTGACGCGAGTCTTTTTCCCGCCAGCTACCTTGGATCTGGTTCCATGAATCAGCACCGAAACAGTGGATGCCGCCTTGGCGATGACCGCGCCGAAAATTGAAAGCTGGACATATCCCCGGGCCTCGACGCGCGGCTGGGACGATCCCCAGGCCTCGACGCGCGGCTGGGACGATTCCCGGGCCACGACGCGCGGCT